GGCGTGGATGTTGTTGCTTCCGCGCCTGACCTGATCGCATTCGAGCGTCAATTTGATAAACCAATGTCTGCGTTCGGTGATGCGGTTCGTGTTGAGTGGATGTTGTGGCTGGCGTGGACTGCGTTGACGCGCAAGAAACTCGTGTCGCAGGAGTTTGATGTGTGGGTGGATTCGGTTGATGAGATCACTTTCGGGGATTCGTCTGAGGCTGAGATACCCCCTTTGGAGACCAGTCAGCTCACTGGTTGATTGTCCATATCGCTTACGAGTTCGGGCTGTCGCCTGATGTCGTAGCGGGCATGGATGCCCGGATGATCACCACGATGTCTCGGTATTTGCGTTGGCGAGTAGTCCAGGAGAACAGCTGATGGTTGACGGGTATACGGTTAAAGTTGATGGCGCAGCTGAACTTGCTAACCGCCTTCGTAGGTTTGATCAAGCGACGTACAAAATCCTTCGGGACGAACTTAATAACGCGGCGGGTGCTATCGCATCTGAAGCTAAACGCAATGTTCCTGAAGATGGTTTGAGTGGTTGGGGCGTTTGGTTTTCTGGACGATCTAAAGCAACCAGTGGAAATCACGGTTCGTTGACCTTAATTTCTGCGGCTAAAGCTGGGCGTGATCTTTCGTTTATTCCTGACAGGGTAAAACGTGGGATTAAGCCAAAGGTTGCGTCGCGTACGAGTCGCGGAAACGTGAGTACGTTTAAAGTTCAAGTGGTGCAAATGGACCCGGCTGGTGCAATTTTTGAAATGGCTGGTCGTCGTAATAAGTCACGCAATTCATTTAACGAAAATTTGTTAAGTAAACGTGGNGAGGGGCCTTGGCCTCGAATTCTTGCTCCTGCCCTTTATAAGAAGGGTGGCGAGGCTGCAAATGCTATTGAGGCAGCGGTTCAGGCTGCTATGGATCGCGTCAATAACGGTGACTAATAGGAAGGCTGTCTTATGGCTGTAAAGCGTCCAATTAACGTCACCATTGCAGGCGATTACAACGATAAAGATGTAAACCGCGCAATTAAAGATTTGCAGTCACTCAAGACCCAAGGCGAAACTACAAATAAGGGTTTTGGTGATTTTAGTGACGGGCTGAAAAAACTCGGTGGTGTAGTCGCGGCTACCTTCACAGTTGGCGCAGCTGTTGATTTCTTCAAGTCGTCCATTGAGGGCGCATTGGAAGACCAGAAATCAATGGTCGCTTTGGCTAAGGCTATGGAGAATGTTGGCGTTGCTGGACAGAACGCTCAAGTTGAAACTTTTATCAACAAACTTTCGCTTGCACGCGGTGTAGCAGATGATGAACTTCGGCCCGCACTGCAAAAACTGATCACTGCCACTGGTGACGTTCAAGCATCTCAAAAGATGCTGGGCGAAGCAATGGATATCAGCGCAGCAACGGGGCGTGATCTTGGCTCAGTCTCGAAGGCTCTCGCTATGGCTGAGGAAGGACATTTTGGTGCGCTCACCAAAATGGGCATTCCTCTGAGCGCAAACATTATTAAAACTAAAGACTTCGCCGCTGCACAAAAAGTTCTTGACGAGCGTTTTGGTGGGCAGTCTGCCGCCGCAGCTGAGACGTATCAAGGCAAAATGAACCGGCTTACGGTTGCGGTTAACGAGGCAAAAGAAGCCATTGGTTACGCTTTACTCAACTCGCTTGACGGCGTAACGACCGCTATGGGTGGCGTTGACGGGGCATCCGGTGCGATCGCTGACACAGGCCAAGCAATGGCTGCAATGATTACGCAATCGTCCAAATTGCTTGCAAGTATTGCAACATTGATTCCAAAGCAAGAGGAAGCAACTGCATCCCAAGAAAACTGGTTTGCTGCGTTAATAGGAAATGTTGGACCAGTCGGTAAACAAGCTGAGGCTTTATTAAATCTCGCCCTTGCCTATCAAAAAGTAGATGAAGCTCAATCTGCCGCTTGGAAAGCTTTGCCCACTGCTGACGCAACGAATTCGCGTAGAGGTATAAAAGTATGGGATGAAGTAACGCAGTCGTTTGTTGATCCTGCCTTAATAAATTTGCATAAAAAACCTAAAAGTACAGGCACGGGAACTTCTAAGGCTATTGCTGACAACATCAGTGCAACGATGCAAGAGGCACTTGATCTTGCTGGCGGCAAGATTCAGAAATATGTGGAATCTGGCCTGTCTGGTTTTGGCGAGGCCGGTGCTGCTGCCGTTAAATCGTTGATTGACGGGTTGAAATACAGCAAGTCACAAAAGACTTCGGACGCGATCAAGAAAGAACTTCAGGACGCTTTTACAGCAGCAAATGACACGATTTCTGCTGCGCGTGATTTTGGTAAGTCCATCTCTGATGGGATCATGGGCGGTCTTGATATTGGTGTTGCTGCATCTGATTGGCAGACGCGCCAGGACAACGTGAAACAAGCCCTCAAAGACTTAACCGAGTACCAGAAAAGTCTTACGGCTGAGGCAACGGATGCTGAGAAGGCAAAGGTTGCTGAGTTGCAGAAGGTGTACCAGCAGGCTTCAGCGGATGCTGCTGCTGGTGGTGCTTCGATTGTTGATGCGTTTGTTGCTCAGGCTGAGAAGGCTAAGGAGTTTGCAACAAAGTTGCAGACGCTTCTTAAGGCTGATTTGAATGAGACAACTTGGAAGCAGATTGCTTCTATGTCTGCTGATCAGGGAATCAAGGTTGCTGACGCTTTCATTAACGGCAATATGGCTCAGAACATTGCCCGAGCTAATGAGGCTGTTGGTTCGGTGAAAACTGTTGCCGATCAGGTTGCCGATATGGCTACCAAAACGTTTAAGCAAGCGGGCATCGAGGCCGCTATCGCGATGCTTGAAGCCATCGCTAAAGCCCTAACAACAGGCAACACCCGTAAAGGCATCATGTCGGCTATTGCTTCGTTGAAGCAGGACATGGCAAGCACGTTTAACCAGACTGCTGCATCGTTCTATGTCCCTATTGCTGGGGCTGCACCTGTTGACACGGGTGGTGGTTATTCGCCTTATAACACTGGGAATGCTGCGTTTAACGATTTTAACCGGAATTTGGACATCATGCTTGGTGATGTTCCGGCTATGGCTTCTGGTGGTGTGGTTTCTGGGGCAACTCTTGCTTTGATTGGTGAGGCTGGTCCTGAGGCGGTTATTCCGTTGAACCAGATGGGCGGCCTTGGCGGTAATTCGTACAACATTACTGTTCAGGCTGGTGTGGGTGACCCTCGCGAGATTGGTCAGTCAATCGTTGAATACATCAGCAAGTTTGAGAAAGCCAACGGGAACGTTTACGCGAAGGCAGGCTAATGGCTACCAAAGTTGAGATTGCCTTCAACCTCGCGCCTAATGGTGTGGGTAACTGGTTCACTCTTGATGACACGGTTAAGGGCAAGTTGGATGACACGACGTATTTATTGTCGGGTGATTTGCTGGTTGATGTTACGAGCTATGTCCGGTCCCTTGCGATTAAGCGGGGCCGGTCGCGGCAGTTGGAGAAGTTCACTGCTGGCACTAGCCAGGTGGTTCTTGATAACCGGGCGAGAGTGTTTGACCCTCAAAATACGAGTTCTCCGTATTACGGGAACATTGGGCCGCGTAAGCAGCTGAGAGTCAGTCGCGATGGTGTGAACCTTTATACGGGCAACATTGAGGATTGGGATTTTTCTTACGACAAGGGCAACGATTCTGTTGCTATTCCCAAGGCCGTTGATGGTTTTGCGAACATTGCCAAAGCGTTGGTGACTTCGGGTACGCAAACCAGTGAGTTGTCTTCGGTGCGTGTTGGCAAAATTCTTGATGATGCTGGTTGGCCGTCTACTGATCGCAGTATCTCTACGGGTGCGGCAACGTTAAACGCTGATTTCATTGCAGCAAAAACGACCGCGTTGACGTATCTGCAAAAGGTTGAGTTGTCTGAGGCGGGCGCGTTTTTCGTGAACCCTTCGGGCTCAATGACGTTCAAGTCTCACACGGACCTTGAGACGTACACGAACGCGGCAACGTTTGGGCCGGGGCAGATTCCGTTCACTGACGTATCTGTGCAGTTCGGTATGGAAGCCCTTTGGAACACGATCAACGTCACCTACTACGGGGGCACGGTCGTTGCGGGTACTGCGTCAGCAATAGGCACGGCATCGGTTGCTTCGTACGGTGAGATGGCTGTCACTTACGACACGCTTCTCAACGATGCAGCGGCAGCTAGTGACCTTGCAACCTGGCTTGTGGGTAAGTATCAGGACCCTCTTTGGCGCGTGAACCAGTTGACGGTTGCGCTTGATTCGTTGACGGCAGCACAACAGGCTCAGGTGCTTGGTCTTGATCTTGGCACTGTGGTAAAAGTTGTTTGGCAACCAAACAACACGGGTTCAACGATTACGCAGTACGTCACGATTGACGGCATTGAACATAAGGCCGTTCCTCAGTTTCATGAAATCACTTTCACCCTGTCTGAAACTCAGGCGGCGTTCCTTCTTGATGATGCGGTCTTTGGTCGCCTCGACTTCAACAACCTTGGATATTAGGAGTTATTAAATGGCAATCAAAACTTCATGGGCAGCCGGTGACGTACTAGCTTCGGCTGACATTACGGATACTTTAGCGAGCAAAACCACTACTGCGATGGCAGTAAATGCTCAAACGGGAACTACCTACAGTTTTGTTATCGGAGATGCAGGGAAAACCGTCAGCGCGTCAAACGCAAGCGCATCCACTTACAACATCCCTTTAGAAGCCTCAGTGCCTTGGGTCGCTAACACTGAATTGCGCGTGTGGAACATCGGTGCTGGAACTGTCACTGTCACTTGCACATCGGGCACACTCGCCGGAACCGTCACCATTCCACAGTATGGTTTCGTTACGTTCAAGAAACTAGGCACGAACACTTGGTACGGCAAAGCAGAAGATACCGCAGTTTCATCGGGTGGACTAGTCCTTGTAAATAAAACAGATTTTTCAGCTGCTTCCAGTGTTTTAATTAACAACTGTTTTACTGCAACCTATGACTGGTACAAAGTTGAAATATTCGCAACTGGTTCAACAAGCATAGACATTAACTTTAGGTTACGGGTAGGCGGAGTGGACGCTACGGCAAGTAATTATTCTCGCCAGTTAGTTTATGGAAATGGAACTTCAGTAGCGGCTTTAAGTGAAGTAAGCCAGGCATATTACGCCAACGCAGTCAGAGCAAATGCAAATGGCGGTTCGGGTTTTTTGGAAATCTTTCGTCCAGCGATTGCTGCATACACGACTTTTACAACTGTTGGCGGCAGGGATGACATAACGCAGACGACGCAAGGAATTCACACGGTTGCAACCGCATATGACGGTTTTTCATTGACTCCAAACACGGGAACCATTTCGGGGACCGTCCGAACATTTGGCTACAAAAACTCCTAAGGAAAACTATGACTGACGTTATAGAAGTAAACGCAGAAACCGCTGAAGTAGTGGAGCGACAATTCACGGCAGAGGAAAAGGCTCAACGTAAATTAGACCAGGACGCGGCGGCGAAGGCACAGGCCGAGGCGGGCGCTAAGGCGGCAGCAGACGCGGTAGCAACTGCGGCAGCCGTGGAACATGCCAAGAGTCTCGGGTTCACGGACGAAATGATTGCCGTGATGTACCCGAACCTCGCTACCTCATCGCCGGTTTTGGTCAGCAATTAGACCGGGATTTTGCAACGTTTCTATACCGGGAAAAGCAACACCCTCTAGCCGGGGACACCCCCCGGCACTTCAGGCAGGCCGGACCAGTGTGAGTGCCACAACTCCTAGGCAATGTGTCGTGCACCCTCACACAGTGAAGGCCTTATGCAGCTGAGCAACCTGTCAAAAAGGCTCACATACCAAATATGACTATTAACGTGGGATAACAAGTCAGTTATTACATGTTAACGGATATTTCATGTTAACGGACTACCGCAGGGTGCTGGCAGCAAGCCCACAAAGCACAAGCTGACCACGCACCCTGCACCCCCTTGGTCCGGTCACAAAAACGGTATGACCGCAAATGTTTACGGGTGTTCCGCGTACAGTCGGTCAATGCAACATGACCCACTCTGTCCCTCAATAGGGAACGGCCACGCCTGCCAATGCACCCTTATATATAAGGTGCGAGCAGACCAGCAAGCCCTAGACGATGCCAGGTATCCACTCGCTGACTGCCGTGACCCCTTTACTTGCTGCATCCCGGCCCATAACCCTGAGGCGTACGACGCAGCCATGACCCCCGACTGAATTACTGCTTTACCGCTAAACAACTAAATAACAACTAAATAAAGGAACACCTTGAAGAAGACTGCCCTCATCGGCTCACTCATCGTCGCAATCGCGTTTGTATCGTCAAGCGTTACACAAGCCGCCCCCGCACCCACCCCGTCAGCTGCTTCACTTGGCCGCCAAATTAAGGCAGTCCAAGACGCACTCGCAGCCATGAACCTCAAGCCCGGACCACAAGGTGCAACTGGTGAGCGTGGCCCGCAAGGCCCGCAAGGCCCGGCAGGAAACAACGGCGGCAGCGGCCCCGCTGGGGAACGTGGCCCCGCAGGAATCCAAGGACCAACAGGTGCAGTTGGTGCTGCCGGAACGAACGGGGCTGATGGTCGTGGATTCCCCTCAAACACTCTCGTACTTATTGGTGGCGACTGCCCTAACGGCACCACTGTGCAAGGCACCGCGTACCAGTGGCGTGTCTACTCCGGCAACCCGTTCACGGGTTCGGGCAGTGAGCTGTGGGTTAGTGCCTGCCGGATCAATTAAATGTTGATAAGCGATGCGGCATCAGGGTTCTTGAACTACATGTCCGCGCAAGGCCTATCCAAATCAACCATTGGCACTGCTGCGATTGTGCTGCGGCACATGCAGCGTGTCACTGGCCCCATTGATGTTGCGGACATTCAGCCTTCACATATTGATGGCATGTTCTCCAACCAGGAGTGGGGGATGGGGACGCGCAATAACTATTTGATGCATGTGCGTGGGTTTATGAAATGGTGTCGAACTCATAAGTTGGTGGCCCCGGATTATGACCCGTGTGCTGGTTGGCGCACTCACAAAGTGGTGAAACGTCAGAAGACTTGGTTGACGTTGCCGGTGCTGGCATCCATGTTGATGAATGCTTCACCGCGTGACCGGGCATTTATGGCGTTGGGCATTTTCACGTTCATGCGTGCAAGTGAGATCGCCGCGTTAAAAATCGGTGACCTTGATTTTAACGATAACGAAATAGATATTTTCAGGATCAAAACGAAGCAAGAAGATCGCATCCCCATGTGTATTGAACTGCGTCAAGAAATGACGCACTGGTTCCTGCATTACCGGGACATGTGCGGCGATCTTGACCCTGATTGGCTCGTGATCCCTTCCCAGCATCCGACACCGATGAAGGGTGTGCCTGGTGTTCGCAAACTGGTGCCTACTGGTGCGCCTGCGAAGCTGAAACCAACGGTGCATGTTTCGTCGCCTCATTTGATCGTTCGTAAGGCGATGCAACGTGAGGGGATTGCGCTTAAGCAAGGTGATGGTTGCCATATTCTGCGCCGTTCCGGGGCGCGTAATTTGTTTGAGGAGTTGCGTAACACGGGTCATGATGGGGCGGCCCGTCGCGTGCAATCAATGCTTGGTCATTCGTCCGTGGTGATGACTGAATTGTATTTAGGGATTGATAACGAGAAACGGCAACGGAACCAGATGCTTGCCGGTAAGCCAATGTTTCACACTGAACCAATGCAGCCTGTGGTGCAAATTGAAGCCGAACAAGCACTGATGCTTGAAGCCGGTGCCTTTACTGAAATACACGACAACTAATCAAGTTATGCCGAAAGGGCTGACCCCATGCTTATTGCCTCATTCTTTGATGTGAACGACAACGGCCTCGACATCACTGATGTCGCCGTAATCCTTGCCGTGATCGCATCAGTCATTACCGGGGCGCACGCTTCGTTTCGTTGGACCCGCCGCCAGTTGCGTGACGAGATTCGTGAAGTGGTGTGCGACGAGATCGCCCACGCAACTAAAGCAATCCAACCCAATGCGAACGGCGGCAGGAGCCTGCCAGACGCGAACAAGAAACTTGACCTAGTGATTGAACATTTAGGTATCAACTTGCCTGAATCTTTGCGCGTGAAAGACCTTCCAAAACCCTGACCCTGTAACGCCCCCGCTCGTGCCCCTGACCACATTGGCGGGGGCTTTCACTATTTAAGGAGTCCTGCCATGTCGAATTGGCTCGCGTCAACCCCTCTAGGTTCAGCATTCAAAACGTTCGTGGCAGTGATTCTTGCCGCGGCTGTAGCCGATTTCGCTACAGACGGCAGTATCAGCCTCGCCCATTGGCAGACATGGGTCATCGGTGGCTTAGTGTCCGCACTCCCACCAGTGATCAACTGGTTGAACCCATCAGATGCCCGTTACGGCAACGGGACTGGTGCGTAATGGCAAACACCTCGCTCAACGGTTGGGCCGGTATTCGTCTTCGTGTTGATCCACGCCTGCGAACGATCAAGATTCCGGGCACGATCAATACGAAAATCACTATGCGCCGCGAGGTTGCGCCACTGTTTGCCGCGTACCTGGCTGACTGGCATCGGTTGATGCCGAAGCGTTTGAACCTGAACGAAGGCACGAAGGCTTACGGCTGGATTTACCGCGAAGCCCGCAGTGGTGCAGGACTGTCGAATCATGCCTCTGGGACCGCTACAGACTGCCGTTGGGACGTTCTTAAAGCCGACGGCAAGCCACACATGACCACGGCAGAAAAAGCCATCCTGAACAAGATCCTGGACACCTACAAAACCGCTGATGGGCATCGCGTGCTCGCTAATGGTGAGTGGTGGCAGCACGCCGACGGGATGCATTCAGAAATTTCGCAGAGCTGGGATCGCGGTTGCAAACGCAACACCACCCCGGCAGATGTTGCTCAGGTCATAGCCCGTCTAAAAATCAACAAGGACGGTGTACGACCAATCGGCGCGTAACACTTTCATGTAATCCTGCGACGGAAAAGAGAAACCAGTGAGTCTTGCATCAGCCCTTGCCGCATCCGTAATCACACCCGGACCCCGTTGCACCGTGTGTCTCGTCTTTGACAAGTTATCTAAAGAAGACGCGCAAGCATTACGGGCGGCGTTGGCTGATGCAAGTTTCACGGGTGCGGCGATAGGTCGCGCATTAAAATCTGAAGGCCACAACATTAGCGGCGCGTCAGTAATGCGACACCGCAAAGGCGAGTGCGCTAAATGAGTCTTGCCGGTGCGCTAGACGAAGCGAAACCTAAACCGCCGCGCATTCTCACCATAGACATTGAGACCAGTCCCGCCATCGGTTACGTCTGGGGCATGTTCGACCAAAACATCAGCGCATCACAGCTCATTGAACCCACACGAGTCTTGTGCTTCGCAGGCAAATGGCTCGGTAGTAACACGGTGCATTACTTCTCTGAGTTCCACGACGGCAAAACAGCAATGGTTGAAGCCGCATGGAACATGATGAACGAAGCCGATGTCATCGTTGGCTACAACCACGCAAGGTTTGATATCCCACACTTGCACCGTGAGTTTCTTCTCGCTGGCATGTCTCCACCCTCGCCACATCAAGACGTTGACTTGTTGCGCGTGATGCGTTCACGGTTCAAACTGATGAGCAACAAGTTAGGTTATGTCACTCAAGCCCTTGGTATGGACACGAAACTTGAAACTGGCGGGCAGCAACTTTGGAACGACGTTCTCAAGGGCGACCCGAAAGCGTGGAAGAAATTTAAGCAGTACAACAAGCAAGATGTTGTGATTACTGAGCATTTGTATTCACTGCTTGCGGGCAGCGGTTGGATTAAGACCCTGCCTCACGCGGGCATGTGGACTGGTTCCCTCGCGGGCTGTTACGCCTGCGGGTCACACACCCTTATCCCTGCGGGCCTCGTACACACCAGGACTGCCGCGTTTCCTCAAGCGGTGTGCGCGTGTGGCGCGTGGAATCGCATCCTTAAAAACGGTCAAACAAGGAGCGCGTAATGAACGTTGGTGACACTGTGCGCGTCCTTCCCGGCTGGTGGGCAAACCGTGGCATGAACCCCACCGCCACCATCCACGCAATCAACAATGATGACCGCATGTTCACTTACGCAATCAGTGTCGGTGACGGGCGTGCTTGGGCAATGGCCACGCACGAACTTGAGCCACTGTCGTGAAAGTGCGGATCGCTGCTGGTGGCGTTGAAATCACCATAAACGGCGTGGATTACACGCGCCGACAAATAAAAGACCTACTTGGTGAAGTTGCCGGGGTCGCGCTTGCCCTTGAGGAAGTCGCCCCCATGCAGCTAGAACCGCCAAAACCCGCGTTCGGTTTCGCACTTGGTGCGGATACTGAAATCGCTGAAATTGTTGAACCTGACTTGTCTGAATATTTTGAAGACGAAGAAGACGAATAGACCTTTTTGGTGAGTGCCGCGCAGCACGAAGCCCCCGACCTACCCAAGCAATTGGATGCGGTCGGGGGCTTCTTCGCGTTACTAGGCCACAGCGTTCACTGCTGCGGCAAGTGCATCCTCATCAACCATGACGTAACGCACCGTGGTTTGAATACTTGAATGACCAAGCAACTGCTGCACGACACGAATATCTTTACAAGCCCGATACGTCTGTGTCGCGAACCTGTGACGCAGTGAGTGCGCGGTCCAAGGGTCAGGCAACACGGCCTCAAGCCTGTCTGCCACAAAGTCAGGCGACACGGACCCACCCCAACGGCCCCGAAACGCAGGCCCCTGAACATCAACAAGTGCCTCAGCAAGAATCGGGTGAATAGGGATACGACGCACCTTCCTGCCCTTGCCTTTAATGACAAGGCCCATGTCGGTGATGTCGTCAGAGTGCAGCCCTGCGATCTCCGCACGACGCAAACCCGCATACGCACCAAGCAGCAACATGAGGCGCGTGTCCTTATCGGCCTTCGCTAACGCCTGCTGCAACGCCACCTCAGGGATCGGTTTCGGCAACCCGTCAGGTGTAGCGATGCGACGCAAACCCAACGTTGGGTCAGCGGCGACACTGCCTGTGCGTTGCGCCCATTTATAAAACATTCGCAACGACGCGAGCATTGACTTCCTGAACGCTGGACCCGTTGCGTTTAGTGACTGCATGAACGCGATCAGCTCATCTTCACTGACTGCAAGGANATCGTCGTATTCACGCGCTAACCGTTCAATGTGGTAGCGGCGTAATTTGATTGTGCCTGGTGATGCGTCACCTGCTTGATACCAGTCGCACCATTGGTTGATCAGTGTTGCGTTCATGTGCAGGGTCTTTCTTGTGGGAAGTGCGGGAAGATTTGGGAAGTTTGCCGTGATTAGTGAAGTTCAATTACCGAATCGCCGGTCATTACGCGACATGTCCAAGAGGCATAGTGAGATTTGTTCGGACATTGCACACATTTCGGGGAACGAAATACATAACTTCCGCGTCGCATGTTTTTTTGGGCCATGAATCGGAGGGTTCTTGGTTCGAGTCCAAGTGGGGGAGCTCTTTAGGTAGTAAATCGCTGAGTTCGCAGTTGAAAAATACTGCGAGCGCAGCGATTTCGCTTATATTCCAACGTACTCTGCCGACCATGCGGCGCGAAACATGCATTTCTGCCACGCCTAGATAAGCCGCGATTTCCTTATTTTTGATCATGTAACGCGCAGCCATAGCCCGAATTTCTCCGGCTGTCGTGGATTCGTATCGCTCTAGCAGGTCTGTACTCATAAATGCAAATATAGCCCCGCTGTCAAGTTTCTTAAACATTGTCCACTTAAAACACGAATGTCGTTGTGTCGCATATCCCAATGGGATACAAATATCCCCGTACGGAAATAAGGGTCTGTCAGTGGGGAAGCCGGCAGGCCCGAAAGCAAGGAACCCTGCGGGGATAACTGAATAACAACTAAATAAAACGCCCCCGCCGATTTTTCTGGGAAGTCCAATCGGCGGGGGCTTACCCCGAACCCTGCGAAGGAAACGAGACATTTAGATGTTAGACGCATTAGGCATGTTTTGCATAGTCCTCTCCACCCTGCTCCTGGTAGCAACCATCACGATCTACGGGCGCATGGAAGACCAGCACCGTTTACGGGAGCAGCAGCTCCTCAACGATCTTGATGAGGCGCAAGAAGTCATTGCCGACCTCACAGACCTACTCCTAGGTGACAAAAACCCAAGCACCCCAACACTTTCTGTCATTCGTGGCGGTGCCAAGTGAAGGTTCACAACTACCTATGCCAGGAGTGGCATGAGACGACACACAACCTGTGTTCCTGCGACCTTGTGAGAGACGCACAGGCTGCTGAGCGTGACCGTATAGCGGCCGCTCTGGAGAAAGTTTTACCTGCCCCTTACCAATCCAACGTCCGTATCTGGCTCCTGTCAGGGGCACCAGCGTGAGCCATGTAGCCCTATTCGTTGCCGGTGTCGGTTGCGGGTTCATTACCGCTGCCGCAATCGCCGCAAGCGTCGCCACAAAACGCGACCAGCAATCCATGCAAACCCATCGAGCCGCCATGACGGCACTCGCCAAGACCGCAAAACCCATGGACAAGCCATGACAACTATCGAAAGGACACGCCATGCGTACACCCCGAACCTGCCTCGTCCCTGCACCCCGATCAACGGAGGCGGCTTGATGGTCGAGGCAGTCCTCGCGGCTGCCCTCACACTCACGCAGAAGACTGCAATTCAACATGCAGCTGTGCCTCACGTTTCGATGATGGATTTTCAACAATGTGTAGCAAATAGAGAATCACATTCAAACCCACGCGCCATTGGTGACCAGTCATCAGCGCGAGGCAAATACCAGTTCCTAAAAGCATGGAATCACGGGCTTCCTTACATGGTCGCTAATCGCCTGGTTCATTTTGGAATGAATAAAAAAGACGCAACGAAAATCCGCGTCACCTTGCAGCAAAAGACCATTGATAAATGGAACGAGTCATATCAAGACGTTGCCTTCGCTGCCGTAGTTGCTGAGCCTCAAGGCTGGCGACATTGGTACATCGCAGGCTCCAAATGCAACAGATTGGCAGGCTAGTTATGAATCTCTGTGATGTTGTCCCATGCGGAAAACTTTCAAAGTCACATGGGCTTTGCAACATGCACAACGAACGCCGACGCAAACATGGCGACGTTTACTCAACATCTATGAAAATTTACTCACGATGTTCATTGCCGAATTGCGAAAGTAAAGCAAAATGGGCTGGTTTATGCGGAATGCACGATTACCGCTTGCGTGCCAATGGTGACCCAAACGTCACCCAACGCCAATACGGAGCTAAGCGTCGCATAAGCGATCAGGGCTACGTGATGATTTGGCAACCAGAGCACCCAGAAGCCATGTCTATTGGTTACGTGTATGAGCACCGCAAGGCCCTCCACGACCTCGGAGTGAGCCTTGAAGGGCTGCAAGTTCACCATATAGATCACGACAAGCAAAACAATGACGCATCTAACTTAGTTGCTCTTACGGCCTCGGAACATGCGTCAATTCACGCCCTAGTAGGTGCGAAATGACGAAGATTCTGATTGGCGCGTTCTATGTCCTCGCGCTTACTTATGTTGCTCTTGCAGTTGTTCTTGCGGTTGCTGGCATCAAAGCATTGCTGAGCCTCGGATGAGCCGCGCATCGCATTACGGCATTGACTCCGCTTCGTACTCTCATGTGCCTTGGTGCAAGTGCGGGTGGCGTGATTTGTCTCTGCGGCTTGGTAAAGCACGCGAACAGCTCTGCCTGCACATGGAATCAAATCACGGCATTTCACGATCAACCGTGATGCGTATCCGTAGCGAAGCACAAGCCCGCATGTGGGGGATCAAACGATGAGCCAGCACCTATATCGCCTATGGGATTCAAAAGGTGGTCTCTTATATGTAGGTATTTCTAAATCTGCACTGGGGCGAATCGGGCAGCATTTTCAAGAAAAGGAATGGGCATCTGATATTGCTTCAATGACTATCGAGCATTTCCCAGATCGTGCTTCAGTGGAACGTGCAGAGAAGTACGCGATAGCTAGAGAAAATCCGTTACATAACAAGCAACGTTTCGGTGGCCTACTTAATGAAAAGCCCATTGAAGACTTGTGGTCTCTTATGTCAAACGCTGAAAGGCGAATGGTTGGGCAAGTGATGACAAACATCTCAGATTCAATGCGAGTTGACGATGCGAGAGTAGCCCAAAGAGATGAAAACTATTTGACTTTGGCGGGGGCAATCTGGAAAGTAGGGCATTGGTTTCAACAAGATGCTAAACCACAAGAAATGGTCAACGATCTGATTTTTCTAGTTGGCGTTCAGCGTCAGCGGGCTATAGACCAAACAGCATCGGAATACGAAAAGATTGCTGATCAAAAAGATCTCGTTGAAAAATTGCTTCTCGCAAACGAGCAAGCTAAGGCTGCCCGCGCTGAGTGCAAATTGGCGCAATCTGAATTAAAAAAATTAAGAGCTGGAATCAAGTCAGATTTTGGTGATTCAGCATGAACGAGTTCACCCTGCTGGTTGGTGGGCTGCCTGCCCCGCAAGGCTCGAAGCGTCATGTTGGTGGCGGGCGGCTCATCGAATCAAGCAAGAAAGTCGCACCATGGCGGCAAGCCATCGTCACTGCGGCTCACGCACAAAACATTGCTGGCACGAATCTCGTTGGACCCGTTGACGTTTTCGTGTGTTTTTTCCTCCCACGACCAAAGGCTCACTTCAATAGTAAAGGTGAAGTGAAACCGACCGCACCGAGAAACCCGCACCGCGTACCAGATTTGGACAAGCTGATTCGTTCAACTTTTGATGCGCTCACCACCGCGAACGTTTGGGAAGACGACGCACGAGTGGTCGCCGTAGAAGCCCTCAAGGTCTACGCGACACCCACACAACCAACAGGCGCAACCATCACCATCACCGAACTATAGGAAAGGCAAACCCCGTGAACCCTGCGATACACGACACGTTCTGCGACCTCGCCCACCTACCCCAAGGCTTCGCCGTAGACCCCGAAGGCAACTCCACCGCCGCTCTAGCAACAGGCAGATGCCTGTGCAGTGTCATCAAACTGGTGCGGATAGATGAACGTGGTCACGCGAATCATGAGATTGCTGAGTTCATTACCAGCGATGCAGTGAACGAACCCGACACAGTGCAAGACCACCTGTTCACTTACGCGCAGCTAGTACGCAAAGGCATCTACACGCAGCGGTACACCAGGTGAACCGCAACATTGACATAGAACCAGTCGTGCCCATTCATCCGTGGATGGAAGAAGCACGATGCGGTACCGGGCATGACCCCGAAATGTGGTTTGACGAATCCATCACTTATGAGGGAAAACTTCGGCGGCAAGAAGCGAAACGCATTTGTGGTTTGTGTGCCGTGAATCTTGACTGCCTGAATTATGCAACCAGTGAGCATCAGGATTACGGGATTTATGCCGGACTTGAACCGCATGAACGCAAGCGCATGAACAGTATTAAACGCTCCCTGAAGAACTACCGCTGAACCTAAAAGAACCCTGCGAACAAAGGAAACACCATGATTCAAGAAGTAGACATCCTGTACAGCCCTTCAGGTCGTTGGCTCGTATTTGCTGACAACATTGAGATAGCACGTTTTGACACCAGCAACGAAGCCCTCCAGCTTGTGCGCGATGTGGCGGCGTGATCATGGGAAAAGTGAAAGACCTCATGATGGGCGACATACCCGAAATCCCCATGTTCACTGCACCCACTGAAGCAATCAAACGCGACAGGTGGGGAAGACCCCTCATTGAACCTGTAGGTGGCGGTAAAGCGATCCCATACACCCGCGTATCAACCCTCGCTAAAGCGTTAGACGACAAGACCGCGCTCACTAAATGGATGCAACGCATGGTCCTGCAAGGCGTAACCGCACGACCTGACCTCGTGGCCCTCGCTGCTGCTGCACAAGGCGACCCGAAACAACTCTCAGGCATCGTTGAACAAGCAATGTCAGCCGCTGAATCGGATCGCGCCGCGAACCTCGGTACAGCGATCCACACGTTTACCGAACGCATAGACGAAGGGAAACCACTCGACACGTTCCCTATTGAACATCGCGCAGACCTAGCCGCATACCAGGCAGCAATGAGCAGTATTGAAATCGTCGCAACAGAACTCTTCGTCGTCACTGACGAAGTGGAAGCTGCTGGAACGTTTGACCGGCTGGTGCGTTTACCTGACGGGCGCGTCATGGTCGCCGATGTGAAAACAGGAGCCAACGAAGACAAGTATCCGCACGGTGTAGCGACACAGATAGCGATCTACTCTCACGGGCACCTGTATGACCCGAAGGAAGGCCGCAAGGCACACCTACCGACCGTAGGTGTATCAACCGATACGGGCCTCTTGATTCACATGCCCGTGAACACAGGCACCTGCAACCTGTACCTCATAGACCTCACTACCGGCTGGAAACTTGCCCAAACAGCGGTCGCAGTACGCAAAGCGTTCAAGCAGAAACCACTCACCCCATATACCCCTTGACACTCGTCAAGGTGCAACACAACAACACAACAACATCTAACAAAGGAACCCTGCGATGGAATTCAGCGCACCAGCAACATCAGGCGAATCAGTAACACCAGCAGAAGTAGAAGGCCACCTCCTCGTGGTCGAACCAACCGAATACAAAACCGACATCGCCACCGTCCACGGACCAAAAGACGCAGTAGTCGTCACAGTCCACGACATCAAAACCCAAACAACCACCGTCGGCGCACTCTGGTTCTCAGGTGTGCTCGTTGGTTCACTCAAGGGCCAAATCGGTAAACGAGTGCTAGGCATCATGGGTAAAGGCAACGCGAAACCAGGACAGTCCGCGCCATGGGTACTCAACGACGCTTCAGGTGACCCGGCAGCTGTAACCGCAGCAACCACCTACCTGACCGGGCAAACCGCCGCAACCCTCACCGCACCCGCAACGGCGAAGCAGTCAGAGCTAGATGCAGCAATCGGCAACCTGACAAATGCCGGACTCGTCAGTCACGACGCGCCCTTCTAAATAACAGCAGCCCGCACCCACTCACCAGGTGGCGCGAGTTCACGACTCATGCGGGCACGACACAAAAACCCTGCGAAA